TCGCCGCCGTGCAGGAACTCACCGCGAAACTGGAAGCCGCAGAGGCCCGCATCGCAACGCTGGAGGCCCGCTGATGTCCACAATTCAGGCCGTTAACCTCAAGAACGCCTCCTCCGCGAGCAACAACATCGTCCTCGACGCTTCGGGCAACGCGACCTTCGCGGGCACTGCGGCGATGGCGAGCAGCTTCCTGCGGAACCGGATCATCAATGGCGACATGCGGATCGACCAGCGGAACGCTGGGGCGAGCGTGACGCCCTCAAGTGGTACTTTTATGCTTGATCGTTGGGCTTATGGTGCCTCTCAAGCATCAAAATTTACAGCGCAGCAGAATGCTGGTTCTGTAACAACGCCAGTTGGTTTTCCCAACTATCTTGGAATGACAGTAGTTTCTGCTCATACAGTTGGTGCGTCAGACAGCTTCTCTATTTATCAGCCGATAGAAGGCCATAATTTTTCTGACTTAGGATTTGGAACCGCCAATGCTAGAGCGGTGACTATTTCGTTTGTTGTGTACAGTTCTTTGACTGGCACTTTTGGCGGTGTGTTGAAAAACTATGCCTCCACACGCTCATACCCCTTCACTTATTCTATCCCTTCGGCAAACACCTGGACGACAATATCTGTCACCATTCCCGGCGACACATCTGGGACGTGGGTTGGCGCCTCAAGTGCCGGTGCTGCTTTTGTGCAGTTCGGTCTTGGCGTGGGTTCAACAAACTCTGGCCCTGCTGGCGCGTGGGCTGGCACCAATTATAATTCAGCTACCGGCGCAGTCTCCGTCGTCGGCACCAACGGCGCTACCTTCTACCTGACCGGCGTCCAACTTGAAGTTGGCACCGTCGCAACGCCGTTTGAACGCAGGCAGATTGGGCAGGAACTGGCGCTGTGCCAGAGGTATTATGAAGGCGGCGGATACAATATTTGGTCTGGATACTGCAACGGTGTTTCAACCTACTACGTTAGTACCCCATACAAAGTGACAAAAAGAGCATCCCCAACTTTGACTTTTTCTGGCATCTCAAATAGCGGTTTCTCAAACACCGCACCTATTGTCGGCGAAAACCAAGTAAATTATTTTCGCGCTGATCAGGTTTCAAATGCCGCAAGTACGGCTGGATTTTTTCAGTTTGCTTGGGCGTCATCTGCGGAGCTATGATCATGTACACCAACGCCCAATACTACAATGACAGCATGACCGGCCAGCTTGCAGGCATCCGCTGCGACATCAACGGCGTGACCAGCTTTGTGCCGTGCGACCCGGCGAACGCCGACTATGCCGCGATCATGGCGCTGGTGGCGGCGGGTGAACTCACGATTGCCCCTGCGGAGTAGGCGGCCATGCCCCAAGACCTCTACAACATTGCCGTCGGGGTCGCCGGAGCGGCAATCGGCTGGATGCTGAAGGTGGTCTGGGAAAGCGTCCGCACCCTCCAGGACGAGATGAAGCGCATCGAGCGTGAGCTTCACACGTCCTACGTCAGCAAGGACGACTACCGATCCGACATCCAGGAGATCAAGGAGATGGTGAAGGCCATCTTTGATCGCCTGGAGCGCAAGGCCGATAAGTGATGCAGGTCGTCCAGCGGCACATCCTGCTGGTTGCGATCTACACGCTTGCAATGGTCATGCTTGCGATGGTGTTCGTGCTGCTGTTTGGCCTCTTCGACGATAAGGTCAACAACGACAAGATTTTTGAGGTGCTGGGGCCTGCCTTCTCCACCATCGTCGGCGCGCTTGTCGGCCTCCTCGGAGGTCTGCGCCTGGGGCAATCCCCAGAAAACCGCGACTGATGGACCAGCTACTCAACCTCGTCCGCACGGTGGCGCCATCGATTGCTACGGCAGTCGGTGGCCCGCTCGCGGGCATGGCTACTCGCGCTATCTCTGAAGCTTTGCTCGGGAAGCCTGACGGCACTGAGGCTGAACTAGTCGAGGCTGCAAAGTCTGCCACGCCGGAGCAACTGCTCGCGCTAAAGCAAGCCGAGCAAAACTTCACGGTGCGGATGAAAGAACTGGATATCGACATCCAGCGCATCGACGCGGCCGACCGCAACAGCGCCCGCGAACGTGAGGTGAAGACCGGTGACTGGACCCCGCGCGTGCTCGCAGCGGCTGTCACGCTTGGCTTCTTCGGCGTGCTCGGTAGCATCCTGCAATACGGCCTCCCACCCCAGGGCGGTGAGGCGCTGCTGATCATGCTGGGCACGCTCGGCACAGCCTGGGGCGTCATCATCAGCTATTATTTCGGCTCTTCTGCCGGGTCGCGAGAGAAAACCCAGCAGCTTAATCAGGTTTTGAAAGTCGGCAAATGAGAGATAACTTCGACGCCGCGCTGGCTGCTGTGCTCAAGCATGAGGGTGGCTGGGCTGACCATCCTGCTGACCCCGGCGGCGCGACCATGAAGGGTGTTACTCTCAAGACCTACTCTGACTGGTTAGGTCGTCCGGCGTCCAAGGAAGAGCTTCGCAACATCTCCGACGACCACCTCAAGACGATTTACAAGACGCGCTACTGGGATGCCGTGCGCGGCGATGACCTTCCGTCCGGGCTGGACCACGCTGTGTTTGACATGGCTGTGAACAGCGGCCCCGGTCGGGCGGTACGCATGCTTCAGTCGGCTGTGGGTGCCACGCCCGACGGAGCCCTTGGCCCGAAGACCCTCGCTGCCGTGAAGGCGCAGGATCCGGTCGCTCTGATCGAAACCTACCAGCGCAACCGGCAGCACTTCCTCGAAGCCCTTCCAACCTTCGCCACTTTCGGTAAAGGTTGGACCCGACGCATCGAAGAGGTTAAAACCGAAGCGTTGAAAATGGCCAAACGGCCTGTATGATTTCTCAGCTTTTGAAACAGCTTGCCCATCGAGTTGTTTCAAGGTTATAGTGTTTTGCAACGGCGCATGCTGAACCAGCGGCACATCTAGGTTCCGGAGCGCGCATGTCATATGTAATGACTTACGACAGCCTGCTCGTAGACGTTCGGCGCTATCTTGAGCGCGGTTTTACCGCCGAGAGTGACCAGATCGTTTATGAGCAGCTACCGCGTCTCGTCACGCTGGGACAGCGGCGGATCGCGCGCGAACTCAAGATCCAGGGCTTCATCCGCCCCGTTCAGACCAGCTTGCAGGTTGGTGTCGCGGTGTACGCCAAGCCTGACCGCTGGCGTGACACGATCAGCATGACGGTGAACGGGAGCCCGATCTTCGCGCGTTCCTACGAATACCTGCGTAGCTACTGGCCCAACGAGGCTGCGACGGCTGCGCCGCAGTTCTACGCCGATTACGATTTTCAGCATTGGCTGATCACCCCCACGCCGAGCACGGCGGGGGTTCTCGAAGTCATGTACTACGAACAGCCTCCGCTGCTCGGTGATGACGTTCAGACCAACTGGTTGACGGAATATGCGCCGGATCTACTTCTCTACGCCACGCTGCTGGAGGCTACTCCATTCCTCAAGAGCGATGAGAGAATTCAGGTCTGGCAGGCTATGTATGATCGTGCCGCGCAGGCCCTCACGGGCGAAGATATGAAGCGTATCATGGATCGCAGCGCCGCGAGGAGCGAGGCATGACCATCTACCAGGACGTCTTCGGCGGCGCGAATATCTACCCGAGCGAAGTTAGCTATAGCGCGATCACGCTCTCTGCGGATGTCGTTCTTAGCTGGCCGGAAGAGACTTCGACCAACGAGAACCTTGCGACCAAGATCATCGACGTCACGCCGACGGGTGCCGGTTTCAGCATCCGCCTGCCTCCTGCAAACAAGACCGGCGTCGGCAACACGATCCTTTTCAACAACCGGGGTGCTAACACCTTCACGGTTCGCAACTCTACCGGCACTCAGGTTGTCACCGTTGCGAGCGGCACGCTGTGGCAGGTTTACGTCTCTGATAACTCGACGGCTGCCGGTGTGTGGCGCGCTCTTCAGTATGGCGCTGCTACCTCGACGGCGAATGCGAGCGCGCTTGCTGGGACCGGCATCGTCGCTATCGGCACCCTGCTCAGCCAGTCTGTGCCGGTGACATCGTTCAATATCAACTACTCTGCCGGTGTCACCGACCGCGCCAAGATGTTCAACTGGACGGCTGCGGCGGGTACCTTCACGCTGCCTGATCCGACGCTGCTCGGAGATAACTGGTTCGTATACCTGCGAAACAGCGGGTCAGGTGCTATCGTCGCTGATCCGCCCGCCGCTGTTACGATTGACGGCTCCCTGTCGCTTTCTTTCCAGCCGGGTGAGTCTGCGATCATTGTTTGTGATGGTGCTAATTATCACACTATCGGTTTCGGCCAGTCTGCCACTTTTGCCTTCGACTACACGGTTATCGCGGTGCCCGGCTCGGGGACCTATACCCTCACAGGTTCTGAGTTAAACCGCGTAGCCTACAGGTTCACTGGCTTGTTGACCGGCAATCGTACTGTCGTCATTCCCGCAACTGTGCAGCAGTACTGGGTTGATAACCAGACGACTGGTTCTTACACGCTGACTATCGCATCGTCTGGTGGCGGTAGCGTTTTCATTATCTCTCAAGGTTCGCGCGCAATTCTCTATTGCGACGGCACCAACGTGCTTAACGCATCTACCCAAGGCATCTCGATCCCACTGTCTGTTTCAGAGGGCGGTACCGGATCGACTACGGCGGGTGGTGCTCTCATCAACCTTGGCGGTACCTCTACCGGTATCTCGATCTTCACCGCAGCGACTCAGGCGGCGGTGTGGTCTGCGCTGGGTCCGGCGCAACTCGGTAACGTCAACGGTGGCAGCTTCTAATGGCCCCGAGCACAATCGTACTGAAATCCCAGGCCGGTATTAAGCGGGATGGGACGAAGTTCGAGGGCAACTTTTACGTTGATGGGCAGTGGGTTCGCTGGCAGCGCGGGTTACCGCGCAAGATCGGCGGTTACCGCTCTGTCCAGAAATACCTGCAAGAGATCAGCAGGGGTTTCTCCACTTTCACGCAGCAAAATTTCGTTTACTGCCACTCCGGCGGTGCAAGCACCCTTGAGCGGTTCACCATTGACGCGACGGCAAATAGCTCCGTCATTACGGATCGCACGCCGGTAAACACCGCTGCGACGGCGACAGTCACCCTTACCGGGGGCGGTGCGGGTTCCGTTGACATGATCACGGTCAACAGCGTGAACATCATGTCCGGGCCGGTCTCGTTCACAACCAATTTGGCGACGACCGCCACCGCTGTTGCTGCGAACATCAACGCGCACACGTCCTCCCCGGAGTACACGGCGGTTGCTGTCGGCCCGGCCATCACGATCAGCGCCGCCTCCGCTGCCGGGTCCAACCCCAACGGATACGTTGTCGCCGTTACCGCGACGACGATCACGTTCACTAAAACCGACATGGCTAACGGGTCGTTCGCGCTGATCAACTCTCCGCAGAATATGTGGATGTTTGATTACCAGTACGACTCTTCGTCTAATCAGAACTACATCATCGCTCACGTCGCCCCGAACATGCAGTGCATTTGCAATGACCAGGGTGGTCAGATTTTCTTCGGTGATGTTCTCGGCACGGCTGATCTCAAGTCGGTGAGCCTTCCTCCCGACGCGAACGCGACCGGTGGCATCGTCTCCCTGCACCCGTACCTGTTCTACTATGGCACGGACGGCATCATCGGCTGGTCCAAGGAAGGTGAGCCCACCAACCTGACCGGCACGGGCTCAGGCCTTGCTCGCGTCTGGGGCCAGAAGATCATCAAGGGCCTCCCGCTTCGTGCCGGTTCGGGCAGTGCGCCTGCTGGCATCTTCTGGGCTTTCGACGCGGTGATCCGCGCCACGTTCACGGGCGGTGCAACCGTCTTCCAGTTTGACGTCATCGCGACGGACACCTCGATCATGTCCCCGCAGAGCGTCATCGACTACGACGGCGTGTATTTCTGGTGCGGCGTTGACCGGTTCCTCATGTTCAACGGTGTGGTGCGCGAAGTGCCCAACCAGATGAACCTGAATTACTTTTTCGACGGTCTCAACCAGAGTCAGCGAAACAAGGTCTTTGCCTTCAAGGTCTCTCGTTATGGTGAGATCTGGTGGTGCTACCCGCGTGGTGATGCCGAAGAATGCACGCATGCGGTCATCTACAACGTCCGAGAAAACACTTGGTACGACACGGAACTGCCCAACGGAGGTCGCTCTGCTGGGCAGTTCAACAATTCGTTTGCGGCGCCCATTCTGACTGGCGTTGAAAGCAGCGCGACGGGTTATCGAGCGTGGCTGCACGAGCAGTTAACCGACGAATACGACGGGCCGAATATCCGACCGATTCGCTCGTACTTTGAGACGGCGGATCTTTCGGTTCTCGTTCAGGGTCGAAGCGAGTACGTTCGCATCACCATGATCGAGCCGGACTTCGTGCAAAGCGGCCCTATGTCCGTGCAGGTTACCGGGCGCGCGAACGCAAGGGCTCCTGAGGTCGTCAGCACGCAATTCGAGTTCCCTGAAACCGCTCCTGCGGATAAGCCTTACGAGCAGATCGTCATGCTGAAAGAGCAGCGGCGAGAACTTCGTGTTCGCTTTGAAAGCAACGCGGTTTATGGTGACTACCAGATGGGGCAGATCATCGGACACATCTCTACTGGCGATAAGACGGTGCTGGGATGAGCCTGCGCGTAACGCTACCGAGTGGCCTCGGGCTGAGAGATTGGGCGGATCAGATCGCCCTCGACCTCGACCCCTATGGGGCTTTCGGACGACTCGATATCGAAGACCAGTGGCAAAATTGGGCTATGCAATTCCTGAACAACATGACTCTCAGGGAGAACATGCCCAACCCTTACGGTTTTGATGACTGGCGAGATTGGGCAGAACGCTTCTGTCAGGCGCTTGAATAGGATGCAGACGATGATCCGCGATCAGATCATGCAGATAGCGCAGGAAGATCCGCGTTTCGCCCAGGCGGTCGAGGCGATGGAGCGCGCCGTCATCAATATGCCCATCGTCCCGGAAGATTTGGACGATGCGATTGAGTTGCTCGAAGATATTGTCCAGAACCCTGACCGATATCGGGAGATCCGCGAGCAGGCTATCAAGGACGATATCATCGAAGATGGCGTTCTCCCGCCTGAATTCGATCCAATTTATATCGTCTCCCTGCTTGTCGCGCTCTACGGCTTGCAGGATCGTTTAGACAGCGAGGGTTATGCTCGCGGCGGTCTGACGGTTGCTGCACGTCGTGTCATGACCGGTGGTCGTGGCGGTGACAGTGAGCTTGTTCACGTCAACCGGCGTGAGCGGGAGATGCTGCGCCGTGCGGGTGGCTCGGGCACGATCAACCCGAACACAGGCCTGCGCGAATACAAGCTCAAGCTGGGTAAGATTCTGGCGGCTGTCGCCCCCATTGCCCTCAGCTTCATTGCCCCGGGCATCGGCACGGCTATCGGTGGCGCGATCAGCGGTGGTCTCGGGCTCGGTCTCGGTACGGCGGGTAGCGCAATCCTCGGCAGTGCGGCGCTGGGTGCCGGTTTAGGCGCACTCGGGGGAGGCGCTAAGGGCGCTCTTGCGGGTGCAGTAACCGGTGGTTTGGGAGCGGGTTTAGGCGGTCAACTTGGCCAGCTTGCTGGCCTCACAGGGCCTATGGCTAATATTGCCGGTAGCAGCCTTATTGGTGCCGGTCTCGCCGGGGCTACGGGTCGCAATCCTTTTAGCGGTGCATTGCGCGGCGCTCTCGGGGCTGGCGTTGGTGAGCTTGCTGGTCAGTTTGGTCAGCAAATCACGGGCATGGGTCCGGGCGCCGGTAATGAGGCTTTCGGTCGCGGTATTAGCGCGGCTGGCACCGGATTTGGCAGTGCGTTGGCAGCGGGCATGAACCCGCGCGCGGCAGCGATTGCGGGCGGTCTCTCCGGCCTTGCTGCCGGTATGATTGCGCCCAGGCCTTCGCAGGCCGTTGTTGAAAATCTGAGCGGTGAGGTTCCGCTTGCCACGCCGGTTCAGCAGCCTGACGGCACCCTTGCTCCGGCTCCGGGTTCGCGCGGCGTGATGCCGGACGGTCGCCCAGGGGTTTACCAGATGAACCCTCAAACCGGCATGATTGATTTGCAGGCGGTTCCGGGTTCCTACACTTTCAATCAGCAAGCTAATCGAGTTGAATTCACCCCTCAGCAGCCGCAACAGCCCGGCGTTATGGATGCAATTCGGACGGCCATCGGCATGCCCGCAGCAGCCCCCACCGCATCGACTGCGCCCGGTGGTCAGCAGGGTGGCGGTGGCCTGCTCGGCGGCGGTCTTGGCCCGCTGCTCGCGGGTGGTGCGCTGCTTCTGGGGCAGGCTGGCGGTACTGGCCAGCGGCCCCCGCAGGTTCAGCAGGCTACGCGCAGCCTCACGCCTCAGCAGCAGGAATTCATCAACCGTCCCGGCGTCACCTGGGATTGGAACAAGATGCAGCAGGATGCAGCGACAAGCGGCCTGACGCTCGATCAGTTCATGGCGCGCAACTGGCCCCGCGTGACAGCAGGCGAATACAACGTCAGGCCCATGGCCGAAGGCGGTCTCAGCGTCATGTCTCGCTTTGTGCGAGGGGGTGGCACTGGACGATCCGACGAAATTAACGCCAAGCTTTCTGACGGGGAATACGTTATAGATGCTGAAACCGTCGCCATGCTCGGTGACGGCTCCAGTAAAGCGGGCGCAAAACAGCTAGATCAGATGCGTGAGAAGATTCGTCAGCACAAGGGCAAGGCTCTCTCCAAGGGTAAGTTTAGCCCTGATGCCAAATCTCCGCTCACATATCTTAAGGGGGCCGCATAATGGCTAGCTTATTCCAGGGCACTCCCCAGACCGCCACGTCCTATGTCACCAACACTTCGGAAATGCCGAAGTGGTTGCAGGACGCAATCTATAACCAGATTCAGGTTGCGACCAACGTCGCCAATCGACCCTACTCGGCTTACCCGGGTGAGATGGTCGCTAAGATGTCTCCGCTTCAGCAGGAGGCATATGCCCAGGTTCAGAGGAATGTGGGTGCTTATGCACCTGACATGGGTTTCGCCTCTCAGGGTATGAAGAACCTTAGCGGTGCTTCAACCGCAGGGCAGTTGGCCGCGTCTCAGAATAACTATCTGCTCCAGCCCGGCCTTGTGGGTGCCAATCTGGGTGCCGGTCAGAACTACTTTGCCCAGGCTGGCGGCATGAACATCCCGGGTGCTGCCGCCCCGCTGCTCGGTAAGGCTGAGACCACCACGGCTCAGTCTCTCGCTGAGCGGGCGCTCTCTGCCGCTGACCCCTACCTGACGTCGGCTGGACAGACGGCAGCCACCCAGGTCGGGCAGTACATGTCCCCCTACCAGCAGGGGGTGCTGGACGTCATCGCCAAGCAGGGTGCTCGTAACCTCGAAGAGAACCTGCTCCCCAAGGTCTCTGACGCGTTCATTCGTGCTGGCCAGTTCGGCTCTAGTCGGATGGGTGAATTTGGTTCTCGCGCTCTCCGAGACACGCAGGAGGCTGTTCTTCAGCAGCAGGCCCAGTCCGCTCAGCAGGGTTACGCGCAGGCTCTCTCCGCTGCTCAGGCGGATCTCGCGCGCCAAGCGCAGCTTGCTGGCACGGTCGGCAGCATCAGCGGGGCCGACCTGTCCCGCATCATGCAGGGCGGTGCCCAGTACGGTAACCTTGGCCAGACTGCCGGGCAGATGACGGCTCAGCAGATGCAGGCCCTCGCCAATCTCGGCCAGATGCAGACCGGTGCGGGTCAGGCTCAACAGCAGTTTGGCCTCACGGCAGCCCAGCAGGTTCAGCAGGCGCAGGCTCAGGATTACATGCGCCAAGCCTCTGCCCTGCAAGCTCTGGCAGATACCGCAAGGCAGACCCAGGCCCTTCGGACTGCTGACGTCGCTGCTCTCGAAAGTGCAGGCACCGCGCAGCAGCGGCAGGCTCAAGCTGAGATCGATGCTGAGCGGCAGAAGTTTGAAGCTGAGCGTTCTTATCCCCAGCGGCAGCTTGATTGGCTCAGCACCCAGATACGGGGCATGGCGCCAATCACTCCGGCACCGACGACGCAGGCTGGCCAGACGATGGGTGCGACCTACTCGCCTTCGCCGCTTTCGCAGTTGGCGACCGGTCTCTACACCTACAAGGGTCTTTCTAGCATCTAAGGAGGCGGTGATATGAGGCGCGATCTCTATCGCCTTGCTGACCATTATAAGGTTGGCCCCGAAGACCGGTTGATGAGCAAGCATGCCTCCGAAAAGAAGGCATATGCTCGCGGTGGTCGTGTTGGCTACGCTGAAGGGGGCGCAACAGGTCCGCACACGGACGCTGGGAACTTATCTACCGAAGAGTTCAACCAGATGTTCAACACTTATGCCAACAGCTTGTCGCCCCCGGCCACCGCTGCAACTGCGACCGCTACGACGCCGAGTGGGGCAACGACCGGTACGGGAACACCTGGGGCAACAGGTGGTACGCCGCTCACGGCTACGGGATCTACGCGGTTAGCCGAACTTATGAACCAGTATAACCGCCCTACGACCAATTATGGCGCTCAGCTTGAAGAAGCTCGTCGCAGGTCTCAGAGCGAGACTGAAGCTTTCTCGAACATGATTCAGCAGATGTCTCAGCGGGGCGAAAGTCCGACCTCGCGGGCCGAGATGTATTTCCGACTTGCCTCAGCTTTCGGCGCTCCCACCAAGACTGGCATGTTTACCGAGAACCTTGCGCTTGCTGGCAAGGAGATGGGTGAGTTCGCCAAGGGTCGCCGGGCGGAAGAAGCTGAACGTCGCGGCTTGTCCCTGAAGGCTCAGGAACTGCGTATGACGGGCGCTCGTCAGGATCTCGCGACCGTGCAGGCGCTTGCCGGTCAGGAAGCTGCCGAACGTCGGGCGATCAACAGCAAGATCATCGAAGCCTACGTTCGCTCGGGTGAGCCGCAGTCTGCTGCCGGTAAGGCTGCTGTTGATGAGGGGCTGCGACCTGGAACGCCTGAGTATCAGGCTCGTGTCCAGCAGCTTACCGATCTAAACATTTCTCGTATGCAGGAGCTTATTAACGCTCAGCAGGAAAACATCGCTCTTCGTCGCGATGCGTCTGAAAGGTTAAGCCCGACCGAGTTGAACATTCTCAACGACGCGATGCAAAACGTGTCGGTTGCTCGAAACAACTTGGCTGAGCTTCAGCGTGCGCTAGCCCTCAACCCCAACACGGCTCCTGACAATTTAACTGTCGGCCTCATCAACCGACTGAGGAGCGCGCTTGGTAGCGATGCGCCAATTGTCACAAACACCGATCAACTTGTTAACATTCTTTCTCGCCTTACTCTTAGCAGCCTTAAAGAGACCTTCCCTGGCGCAATCAGCAATGATGAGCGTCGCGCTCTGCAAGAGGTTCAAGGCATTAATGCTAGGAATCTTGAGTCTCGCCGTCGCATTCTTCAAGACGCTATCAACTCTCTGCAAGCTATCATTCCGCGCACCGAAGCTCGAATTGCCGAAATTCGATCCGGTGAGTTTGGCCGCAGAACGCCGCAGGCCGGTGCGGCACCGCAGGGTGGCGCGGCACCAGCACCGCAAGGTGGGGCTACGCAGCCCCCGGCAGGAGGCAGGTAAATGACTGACGAAGAATATGATCGTCGGCTCCTAGAGCGGGATCCGTTCGCCGCCCCTGTTTCACGCATGGGCGTGCGTCAGGCTCCCACCCAGCGCATCTCCATTAGCCCGGAGGATTCTGCGGGCTACATGCGGGCTCTTGTCGGCCAGGGTCTGGGCATGGGCTGGGGCGATGAAGCAGAAGCTTGGCTTCGCTCAAAGGCCCTGGGCACTAACTACGATGAAGAGGTCCGCAAAATCCGCCAGGGTTATGCGGAGTTCTCTCGCCGCAACCCGATAGCTTCAACGGTCACCGAATTTGCCGGTGGGGCACTTCCCACAGTGGCCCTCATGGCCGCGACACCGTTTACCGGCGGTGCTGCTGCTCCGGCGGCTGCCGCTGCGGGGGCGCGTTCCGCAGGCACGCTTAGTCAGCTTGCGGCTCGCTACGGGCGCAACATCGGTGCCGGTGCGGCAACGGGAGCCGTTAGCGGTGCCGGAGTCGCCGATGAGGGCGACCGGTTAGGTGAAGCTGGCGTCGGCGCCATTATCGGCGGCGGTGTTGGTGCCGCTTTGCCAGCCGTTGTGCAGGCTGGGCGGTCTGGGGCCAATTTTCTCCGCAGCAGGCTGTCAGACGCGGAACCTACCATTGATCGCTTTGCCGCAGAGAGGATCAACGCGGCCCTCTCTCGAACCGGTATGACGCCTGCGGAAGCCGGTGACGTTGTGGCGGCTGACAGGGCGCGCGGCATTCCCTCGACGCTCGCCAACGTCGATCCTAAGATGGCCGCAGTTCTTGAGCGCGTAGCCCCTCGCAGCGAAGCGACTGAGCGCCGGGTGGTTGAAGCTTTAGAGCCGCAGATTGAAGGCTCTCGCTATCGCGGCACGGTTCAGGTTCAGCAGCGTTTGGGAGCGGGTAATCTCTTCGATGATGAGGAGACCATCTCCCGCGAATTGCGTACTCGGGCCGATCAAAACTATCGGGCTGCTTATGCTGTTGGTGACGTCGATGACCCGAAAATTAGGGAGATGTTGCGGGAACCATCAATTGTAGAGTCTTGGAAAGAAGCGGCAGAGTTGGCGCGATTGGATGCCCAAAGGGCGCGGTCCAATGCCATCATGGCTGGCGACAACAGCTTTAACCCGAGTGATTTTTTAATTCGTGCGCCCGGTGACATACCTGACGTAAAAACAATTGACTATTTGAAGCGCGCTTTAGACGCTCGCGTTAATAGTCTATACGCGTCAGCGCGCGATAAACCCACGGCAAGCACAGAAGCAACTGCTTTGAGCGGGATCCGCGACAATCTTCGCAATCGCACTAAGGAAGTTGTTCCGGAGTATAAGGAAGCTCTTAATCGCTATGCCGGAGATGTCGAAGTTCGCGACGCACTGCGAAGCGGATTTGAGGATTTTAATAAGCTGAATCGTGAGGAAATTGAACGTTTGTTCAATCGTCCTCCGTCTGCTGGCGGTTTTAGCGACGCTGAAAAAGACGCCTTTGTGACCGGCGTTAATCGCTACCTCTATGCCCAAATTATGAATGCCCCCACCGGCCAAAATTCTGTCGGCAAGCTTATTCGTTCCCCCGAAATGGCTAAGAAGTTGCGGCCTCTCTTTGATAGCGACAGCCATTTTGACTTGTTCAGGGCGGCTGTTGAGCGAGAAGGTCAGTTGTTTGAGCAGGGCGCGAGAGCCATCCAGTCCGCAGTAAGCGGTGGCAAGATGCGAGCCGCAGGCGACATCGATGAAAATTCTGCAATTGGGCAGTTGCTTGGCGACGCCATGGGCGGAAATTTTAGGAGCACTCTGACTAACTTCGCCGCTCGTGCTGCTCGAAGCTCCACGCTAAACGAGAAGACAGCGGATCGCATTGCTCAGATGCTGCTGTCCTCCAAGCCTGATGAAGTTGCGGCGGCTGTTCGAGTTCTTGAAGACTACGCTGAAAAAGCCGCAAGCCGCAGCCGGGGTCAGCAGATTCGCGAGACAGGCGCCGTTGTGGGAACACAGCCCGCTTTGATTACTCGCGAAATGCCTCAGGAAGAGCAAAGGCAGGAATAGTAAAAGGGGCACCTTCGGGTGCCCCTCTCATTTTACTCTTCGGGTTCGGTCTTGCACCCGTACATCACGTCGTCGGTGTCACCCAGCCGCCAGCGTGAAAACTGCTCGACCTTGTACGAGTGAGTCGCCACCTTGAAGTCGGGGAACTTGACCTTCTCCGGCGTCATAGACGGATCGTAGAACCGGCAGCGGTTGTTGGGCTGCAAGGCGAACTGTCCGTTGTCCAGGGCCAGCAGATTGTAGCTCTTGTGCTCGTCAGGGCTCTCCGAGAACCCAAAGTCCGGCACGCGAGGATCCGGGTTGCACCCATCCAGGGTAAACATGTAGACGCCTTTGTAGAACACTCCGTTCTTGCCCAGAAACTCAGCCCGCAGGCCTTTGAGAAAAGGCTTCTCAACGACCGTCACGTTGTAAGCCAGGGCATCCCATATCTGCAAAAAGTCGAGCGGAAGGTAACCCTCCGGATCCGACTTTAGCTGAACGAACGCGCTGATCGGCAGCTTGTCATAGAGCGCGCCATAATCGGGCAGGTAGGTCTCGAAGCGGAAGGCCTCACCCCGGATCGCCTTCACGGAGACCCATACGCCCTCGACAAATTCACCATGTCCCTGCTGGTGATCGTAGAGGTATTCGGATCGCACCTTCACCTTGACCGGCGGCAGGGGGCAGACGAACGCCATAAGAGTTATCCTTTTGCTTGGGTTTCGTAGAGCCAACGGGCCATCAACAGAGCCTCAGCGCGATCCGCGTGTTTCTTCAGATTGAGCGGCGCTGAGGGGTACATCCGAACCGCCAGGGCACGGCTGAATTCCTTGTCCGACCCCAGCTTAAAATGCTTCTTCCAGGCCACCGGAGAGACGTAGGTGAGGCCGATCTGCAAGGTGGCGATTACGGCCCTCGCACAGCCGAAGCTGTCGCCCAGGCTGAACGTGGAAGAAGAGCCCTGGCGAGGCATCGCGTTGACGCGCTCGATCACGCACATGCGAGCGTCGTCAAACTGCTGGAGGATGGATGCAAGGCCCGCAGCATCCACCTCTTGCTTCACACTGCCCGACCCCTTCGAGACCGTGGGCATGTCAAAGACGGCCAGATAGTTCCCGTCCCTGAGCACCCCCACGGCACCGCTGAGGCCCGGGTCGATCCCAATCGTGAGCATCACAAGGCCTCGTAGTGTTCGCAACCTTGGCGCTGCTCGTCCAAGGTTAGGGTGTAGTTGTTCAGGTTGCAGACCCACTTACCCTCGGCACCGGCTGAGCACATCGTGCAGGTCCGGCAGTGCCGCAGCGGCTCCGCTTCCTTCGTGCAAACCTGCTTCATGCTGCAAAACTTGCATCCGAAAGAGGTGGCATCGTCGCTGATGCCCGCCGGACGCCACTCAGCATTCACAAGTTTGTTGATTTTGGTCTTCAACTTTTCCTGATAGTCTTTGTCTTCTTTGATGCGCTCCACATAGAACTGCTCATCGTCTTTGCAGACTGCGACGTAGAGAGCGCGTGTAAACCCACCAAGCGCCATGCTGATCTGCATCTGGGCGTAGTGGGTCGGCTTAGCATCCTGGACGCCTTTCTTGATCAGCTTTTCAAAGCTGTTCTTATTATGCGTCTTAACTTCTAATACATGCGGCTTGTCGCTGTCCGGGACATTTTTGACAACACCATCAATCTTTGTGATGAAGTGCCCGGTCGCGTCAATGAATTGAAACTGGCGACCGTTTGCTTGTTTGTCCCAGACCGCAAACCCTGCATGACGAAGATCCTCAACGATCCGCTCTTCTTGCAGGTGTCCCGTCTCAAA